CTATTTAACCACTGCAATCGTTCAAATTACGTCAAATTTAACTGTGTCTTTAGGCTCAGGCGGCGCGGCGGCTACTTCTGCTGGTGCAGGGGGCGCTACAGGAGGAACGTCTACAGTGACCGGAACAAGCGTTTCGTTATCCGCTGCGGGCGGTACTGGTGGAGGATACGGCGATTTCTTTCAAGTTGGCGGTAACGTATATCACGGTTTTGGAGGGCTTGGAGGGCTTGGTGGAAATAACGGCGCTACGGGGTCTAATGGGTTTATTCTTACCGCAGGGCAGACAGAATCTTTATACGTTGTCGGTGGCGCTGGCGGAAGCTCACCTTTAAATAATGCTTACGGGTATGGCGGTCAAGGCGCTAGAGGGGTCAGCAATCAAGATAGCTCTATCAATTCGTTTATTAACATTACCGCAGGCACGGGTGGATATTGCCTTATTTTTTGGAGAGAGTAATGAAATACGCAAAAATATTAAATTCAAAAGTAGAAAATACCCTTGTTTTGCGTGACGAAGATGTACATTTAATGCCTAGTGATTGGGTGCTTGTTAAGTCAGACACGGCAAATATTGGTGACGAGTATGTTAATGGTATTTTCATTTCCCCTGCGCCTGTTATACCAGCAGCACTACCAAAACGCATATCTTTAGACGACATACGCAACGCATTAACGCTTGCCGAGAAAATCAAATGGGATAATAACAAGACGGATGAAATCACTACGGTGAAGGTCGAGTTTGCACAACCATTGCTTGTTTCCGATGCAGAGCCTTGGCTTCAACTGCTTGTTGATAGCGGCTCAATTTCACAAGTGTCTATTGATAAGGTCTTATAATGGAGCATTTTATTTCATTATTATTCCTTGCAAGAGATGTTGCCCATCGTGAGCATCTTCGCACTAGAAGTTATGCCGCTCACATGGCGCTTAACGACTTTTATCATGAGATTATTGAACAGGCAGACGGCATTACAGAAGCGTATCAAGGCAGTTATCAACTGCTAAAAGACTTAGAAATTATCGGCAGTAAAAATGTCGATAATATTGAAGACTTCTTAAAGAAACAAGTGACATGGATTGACGAAAACCGCTATAAAGTCTGCGGTAAAGATGACACGCCAATTCAAAACCTAATCGATGGAGTAATGGAAACTTATTTCACCGTGCTTTATAAACTTAGATTCTTGAAGTGAGGTCGAGATGCCCGACGAAGCCTGCCGTTTAGCTAAAGTAGAGCAGCGCATTGATGCGCTAGAAGAAGTGTTTGAAGACAGAGGGAGAAAGCTAGACGCTATAATAGCCGCGCTTGACGAGATGAAAACCGAGCAGACGCGCTACAAGGGCTTTATCGGCGGTATCGTCTTTACTGTTGGCGCACTGTTCTCTTTCATCGCTTGGTGGACGAGTAAATAATGGAATTCCTGCAATTTGCCTCGGACGTAGGGTTTCCTATTGCGGCGGCAACTGGCGGAATGTATTTTGTCTACCTGACGCAGAAATTTCTGCTTGATAGCGTCCTTGAGAAGATTAAAAGCCTAATTGGCATTATCAAGCAACTTGATAAGCGCGTCACCGCTATGTCGTGCGACATTACCAAGATTGACGAGTTGGCGGCAACGGCGCTTAACATACCGCAAGAAAAAGACAAACCAAGACCACCTCCTGTTGAGAGGAAAGATTAATGGACGCTGATGCAATCGCTAAATATATTAACCAGTATGGATTCCCAATTATTGCCGCTGGCGGCATGGGTTATATTGTCTACTTTGTATGGCTTTGGGCAACCACCGTCGTAAAGCCTATCCTGCAAGAAGCCACCGACGCGCTAATTGAGCTAATCGACCAAGTGCGGGTGCTGGATAATGACATGATAAGACTGACGCAAAAACTGACCACTATTCTATTGCTACGGGAAAAGAAATGAAGATAGGTGAAAAAGGGTTAGCCCTAATTAAAGAATTTGAAGGCTGTAAGTTATTGTCATATAAATGCCCCGCAGGCGTGTGGACGATTGGCATAGGCTCAACTCGCTACGCTGACGGAACACCTGTGAAAGCCAATCAGGCGCTACCAACCGAAGCAGCGGCTTTACATTTGCTTGCGCAAACGCTTGCCCCATACGAACACGCTGTAAACGCGGTTAAGGTCGAGCTAACACAGAACGAGTTTGATGCGCTGGTATGCTTTTGCTATAACATTGGCACGGGCAACTTTGTTTCGTCAACGCTTGTTAAGATGCTAAAAGCCGATGAACCTAAGTCTGAAATAGCGGCGCAGTTTCTGCGCTGGAACAAGGCTGGCGGTAAAGTATTAGCCGGTCTTACTCGACGCAGAAATGCAGAAGCGGAGTTGTTTTTAAGCGAGTAAATCATCACGTTCACGAGTTGCGCGAAGGATGCAATAGCGCTGATGCAAACGTACCAAAATAGAGCGTCTACGTTTACCGTGACGCTCTGACTCAATCATCACCTGTAATTCACCTTCTGTGTAAGTATTCAAATTAAAGAAGATGTCGCGCCATGTTAAGTTGTTCATTTTAATTCCTCCAAGGCAATATCTGAAATTGCGCGTTTGTCATGTAGACTTGCAAATATGCGCTCGTCTACGGTTTTGTCTGTTAGCAGTACATAGCAATATACGGCGTTCTTTTGTCCGCTACGGTGCAATCGTCCAATGGTCTGCTCATATCTATCAAGTGACCAAGGAAGCGACACGAACACCATTTTACTGCCGCCAAATTGAAGGTTAAGCCCATGCCCTGCTGACTTAGGGTGGACGAGTAGCAATTCTACTCGCCCTGCGTTCCACGATGAGATAGCACCCTGCTGGTCGATTGTCCGCGCATTAGGGTATCGGCGTTTAAGTTCTTCAAGCTCTGCTTGAAAGTTGTACACAATAATCGTATTGGCGTGTTGGTTCTCCTCAAGTATTTCGTCTAGTCGGTCAAACTTGTGGCGCGAAAACCATGCGGCGGGTCGCCCTTCAATATACGAAAACCCGCTAGCCATTTGTTGCAGTTTGTTCACCACCACAGCGGCGTTAACCGCTATGATTTCTTTTTCTTCGTAATACACTACAAAGTCTTTCTTCATCTCTTTGTACTGCTTCATGTCCATCGCGCATTTGACTGGCACAACGTTAAGCGGAGGCAAAGTATCCATATACTCTTGCGTGTCGATAAGATACGTTGCAGGCTTAATTTCCGCCATCACATCACGCAGTGAAGTGGACTTGGCTACCCACTCACCAAAGTCTTTATTGAGCAGTACAAAATACTTTTGAAGAAACGCGGTCTTGGATTTTCCAAGTAGCGCTGTGTCCACTATCTTGCATTGCCCAAACACATCCTCAAGTCCGTTGCTAGTAAACGAGCCGGTAAGCCCCCACTTAACTTTAAAGTCTTTGATTAACCCAAATAGCGCTTTAAAGCGTTTGCCTGAGGGATTCTTTAAAACAGTCAACTCGTCAAACACAATACCATCAAATCCTATTAGCGGAGGCGTTGTTTGCAGCGTATCGTAATTAGTCACCACTACCTGCGTTGGTTTGTTGAACGCTATCAACCGCTGCGCGTAAGAGCCAACGGCGATAGATACTGTCAGATTTGGCGCCCACTTGGCCGGCTCTATCGTCCACACGTCCGTGCAGACACGCTTTGGCGCTATCACTAAGAACCGGCGTACTCTGCCCGTGTCGAGCGCTTGCTGCATGGCGGTTAGCGTTATCGCTGTTTTGCCTGCCCCCACTGGGGCGAGAATCATGCCCTTGTCTATTTGGCTCAAAAACGCAACAGCTTCTATCTGATTGGGTCTTAGCATTGATAAATTTCCATCTTAAATACGCCGTTTGTGGGTGGTCTGCCATCATTGGAATGGTGCAGCAGGGGGTATAGCATATCCATACCCCCTTCATCGTTTTGAGCTTTGGCTTCATCTATCCCGCCAAGGTAGCACAAAGTCGCTAACCTTTAGGGGGATAAACGGCACCGTATCTAGCCACTTAAGCAAATTCATGTAGTTTTCCATATCTTCGCCACGAAGGCCTTTAATGGTTGGGTCTTGGTCTACTGGGTAACCTTTAAATGCGTACATTAGAAATTCTCCAATTTGATTAGTCTGTCTAAATACCATCTTGCTTTGCGTAAATCTTCAACACCACCTTTTTCTCTAAAGCGCCATTGATACTTAAAAACATTACCGCGTAGATAACCTCTGAATTCATCTTGCGTGAGCATAGCTTCCATTGCGTCAATGCACTGCATCTTGTCGCCTTGATAATGCGCTGGCGCGTTTACACTATCGCTCTCATGTACACTGTCACCTCTTAACATAGCGTCATCTCCCAACGTTTAGGCACTAAATAGTGCGTTCTTAGAAATTCCATAAAATGCTGATTACGTCGCCTGCCCATTGGGCGTTTAGGTTTGCTTCTGGTTTCTTCGTCACGTTGTTTTTTAGCCATCAATTTAGCGCAGTTTGCTTCCAGTAAACTTTTACGAAAATACGCGCGGGAGTAGCCATTTTCTATTCGACGAATAAACGGTTCTCCGCGCATGAGCGCTGACACGCTAGGGTAGCGCAAATCGTTTTCGTCGCAAAAGTCAATCATGGTCATTTCATCTTCGCCTGCTTTAATAACCTTGATGTTACTAATGCTTAAGTTGCACGGGTTGCCATCTAAATACTCTACTGCGTCAGTATGCTCCGGATACCATCCATAAGCTAAAAACACGGCAATTTTCCACGCTAGAAAGTAGGAGTGCATACCGCTTTTCTTGACGTTAATGGTGGCGTTTTTGTTTTTCCAGTTAAGCGCGGCAGGCGTGTTTGCGCCGCCTTTGTAAAAGTGTCCGGTGTTACTGTTGTATCGTATCGCGCTTCTTATAATCTCTAACTCGTTATCTTTCATTTCCACTTACCACGTCAAAAAATCGTAATCTGTCGTCCATCGTCAAGTTGTTTAGCGCTTTATATAGCTTGCGCGTTTCGCCGTTGTGCTGACGTACCAAGCGCCGGCATCTTGCACGAAAGCGTTGCTCGTTAAGCTCATTAATTAAGCCAAGCGTAAACACTTCGCTAGTAAATCTGTCTTTTAAAAAAGGGCTAAGCCCTATAAATATTTGTGAAATGTTCATCTTTGGTGCCGTATATCATTAAAAATGGGTCTTCGTTCTTTGCAGCGGTCACATTCGCGGTAACCAAGGCTATTATATATGCGCCAGTGGTCATGTTTACAGTCAACCGTTGTTGGCGCAGGCGTCACTGGCGATACGGGTTTTACTAATGACATAGCCAAATTCCTGTTAAAAATAGTATTCCGATATAAAACATGAGCGCCGCAATGTCATCGATTTGCATTACCCTTCCTCCAGTGCGCGAAGCATTAGTTTTAATTGCTCGATTTCTTTGAGGAGTTGAAGTTTAATTTTCTTCAGCTCTTTTTTGTTCTTTTGCGCCATTTCTAAGCGCTTGTAGCATTCATCTTTTGTCATCTTATGCCTACCTGCAATTCGCCTTTGACGTTGCGCTCCATCTCATAGACTGCATACATCTTGCCATCATGGATGATAAATTCGCCTGTTGTTACTTTAATCACTTCGTAGTAATGACGATGAAGCGTTGAATCAATAATTACAGTAATAAGTACACCTAAGCAAAACGCTACAATCGCAGCGTAAACCATATCGTTTTTCATTTTTTCTTTCCTTTGATTAGCGCTTTGATTTCGTCTAAATCGGTAACGCGCCACAAGAATGATGGTGCGCCTGCTTCGGAGAATCGTTTACTGCCGATTGGAAATACGCCTGTCCGGCGGATATGGTAATCCATGCCTGAGCGACTAATTTTATTAGCCACACAGTAGGCTTTTATTGTTGTTTCAGTCATTCTACTACTCCAGTACCGTGTGACTTTTCTATTTGATATTCCAACTGCTTAACGTAAACATAAATAGAATAAGGCACTTTAAAATGCTCGGGTAACTTTGTTGACTGATTGGCACAGCATATAAAATATGATGAGGTTTGCATTTCTTCATCACTCAAAGGTTCACGTTTTAAATCACGCCCTGCCGCTGCATAGCCCCATTGATACATTTCGCGTGCCGTCTGCGGTGGTTGTTTTTCGTTCCATTTATGGAGCATTTCCAACATAGAACATGGCCATTCAACATTTACTTCTTCTTCAATAATTAAAAGTATTTCTTTAAGTTGTTCTTTTGTTAATAAACTCATTGTACTGTCCCCGTTGCACTATCATTGCAAATTGCACCAATAATTCGCGTAGGGCGTTTAAATAACTGATACGCACCTACCGCCAATTGATATTCTTCTTTTGCGTTGTTGCACGCTTGCATTGTGTCGTATGGTATTGCAACGCTTGTGTACGCGATTACCTCATGCGTGGTTGTTTTGCCGCGTTTGTCGATATTAGTATCGACCGTTAAAAACGATAGTGTTAAAACTAACGATGCGCTCATCTCATCACCTGTTTCATGATTTTACGAAGACGTGTAATTTCAGTTAGCGCTGATAAATGTAAACGCGCCATTATTAAAAAGCAAAACAGCATAATAAGGTATGCCAAATTGCTTTCATCAAGGTATTGTAAAAATTCAATCATTGTTTTCTCTCCAGTTGTTAATGTCTTCTTTGCTCCAAAGACAAGCGTACTTTTGATTAAGTTTGCCCATGTCTGATGCAAAAACTTTTTGCAGTGCTGACAGCTTGCCACCTGCGGTTTTAAGCTCAATAAACCATGTACTGCCATTAGGTAAACACACGATTCTATCTGCCACTCCCCGACAAGCAGGGGAGGTAAACTTATACGATTTGCCGTCCATTTCTTTGACGACTTTTATTAAGTATTTTTCAATGTCTTTTTCTAACATGGCTAAAGTTTATCACTGCAAACTTTTCTTTGCAAACTTTTTTTGATATACTGCAATCTCATTAAACAATTAGAGGTGGAGTTATGAGTAAAGAAAGAGAGTTGTTAAAAAGAATGCGAGATACACTGCGCGGATTAGAAGAAACCCACTATGACCTTTATTGGGACATACAAGCTGAACTAGACCGAGCACCACAAAAACGTGAGCCAGCACAAACGGCACGTGAGATGTATCAGCGGGGCTATGCAAAAGCCAAGGATGATTTAAAGCGTGAACAAGATGTCGTTATTCAAAAACTAACTGAACACCTTGAAAGAGTTTTATTTGCATGGGGAATGGGTAGACCGCTATCAGAAGAAAATGATTTGTATATGAATGCCCATTATTATTTAAAAGGATTGAAAGACGATGCCAATGACTAAATGTGGAAAGTTTTATTACTACGGCAGGAAGTCACGAGTGAAGATGATGGACGAACTAAACCTGCGGTACGACATAGATAAAGACCATGTAAGAAATTATTTAAAACACTTTTGGAGAACAGTAAATGAGCCATTCAAGTATTGCTGGCGGTAGCACCGCCAAACGAGTTATCGCGTGTCCTGCCAGTGTTAAGCTGGTGCAACAAATGCCACCTAAACCATCATCATCGTATGCCGATGAAGGGACGCTTTGCCACCTTGCAATGGAAAAGTTACTCACTGAGGATAACTTTAACATTTACAGTTTGTCGTATGCAGGTATTGATATGACAACTGAGTTGGCAAAAGAAAAGATTGAACCGGCGCTGGCGGCGCTTGATGAAATTGACCCTTCTAAATCGATGGAGTTTACCGTTGAAGCTAACGTAAGCTACGGTGATTTCTTGCCGGAAGTGTTTGGTAGCGTCGACCTTATCGGTAGACTTGGCGACCGCGCTGTTATCCTAGATTGGAAGTTTGGCAGTGGCGTTAGCGTAGAAGTTGAGGAGAACGAGCAGCTCATGTTCTACGCCGGCGCAGCAATGCGCACAAAAGGGCTAGAATGGGTGTTTGATGGCGCGGCGTCTATTGAACTTGTGATTGTTCAACCCCCGTCTGTTAAACGCTGGAAAACCACCGCTAAACGCATTCGTGAGTTTGAAAAAACGCTCAAAAAAGCTATCGATTTGTCTGAAACACCTGATGCACCGTTAGCCAGTGGCAAGCACTGCAAGTGGTGCGCGGCTAAGCCAACTTGCCCGTTAATGACAGGTGAGGTAGATAGGGCGCTGAAGGCAACGCTTGACAATATTGATGCAGAATCTATTGCAAACTATTTACAACAAGCTGAGATTCTGGAACAATGGATTACCGATTTGAGAGCATTAGCGTTTCAAATGCTTGAAGCGGGCAAACCAGTCCCTAACTACAAACTTGTTGCAAAGCGGGGGACAAGAAAATGGACTAATGAGGCGCAAGCAGTCGAATCGCTTTTGGCTCTTGGTCTGACAAATGATGACATCTACGATTCCAAATTGGTTTCGCCGGCGCAAGCAGAGAAGAAATTAAAGGCTCTGAAACTGCCCATGCCGGATGATGTTGTCGCAGTGGTATCTTCTGGCAGTACAATGGCGCACGAATCTGACCCGCGCCCTACTGTCTTATTAATCGGGCAACAATTAACAAACGCCCTCAATAAACTTTAAAGGTAATCTAAAATGAACAACGTATCTGTATTTGGCAACGCCAACCTTCCAGCAGTTAACAGCATTTCTAACGCATTACGCAACATTCAAACTGACACCAACAGCGCGGGTGGCGTGACTATCCTTAAAATGGATAGAACAGGTCACTGGGTATATGGCGCGTCTGAAACTGAAGTGGACAACGATAGCGTGTGGGCAGTTAATCCGTTCAGCTTTACGCACGGCTTTATTGCGTGGGGTGAAGGCGAAGTTTTAGGCGAGAAAATGGTTAGCGTGACTGAGCCATTGCCACAAGTTGAGCCTGCGCCTGCCGCCGCTAAACGCGGTTGGGAAACGCAAGTGGGATTTTCGCTTAAATGTATTGATGGCGAAGACAAAGGCGAAGAAGTACGCTACACAGTCACCAGCGTGGGCGGTAAACGCGCCGTGCAAACATTAGCAGTCAATATCGCTAATCAGGTAGAAACAGACCAAACTAAACCTGTTGCTGTTGTATCTCTTGGTAAAGAACACTATCAGCACAAAGCTTACGGGCGTATCTACACGCCAATGTTTGACATCGTGGAGTGGATTAACCTAGATGGTGAACCTGAAGACACACCCCAAGAAGTCATCGAAAATGACGCGCCTGCCACCCGCCGCAGACGCGCATAACCGATAAGGAGAAGGGCGGCTAAAAGGCCGCCTTTTTTTATGTTTGTTCTTTTGGAGTTGATATGAAACATATAATTAGTTTTTCAGGTGGTATGGGTAGTTTTGCAGAAGCTAAATCGTGCGTTGATAAGTACGGCAAAGAAAACGTCACTTTGTTGTTTGCTGACACGTTGATGGAAGATGAAGACCTTTACAGGTTTAAAAATGAATGTGTAGCTTTTCTTGATTGTGATTTAGTGACGCTTACAAACGGTAAAACACCATTTGAAATTTTTAAACAAGAAAAGTTTATGGGTAACAGTATGGTTGACCCTTGCTCTAAAATATTAAAACGTGAACCACTTATTAAGTGGTTCACCGCAAAGTTTGCTGTTGATGAAGCGCAGATGCACTTAGGTATTGATTACTCGGAGAGTCATCGTCTTGATAGCGTTCAAAAACGAATGTTGCCTTACATATATCGCTCAACATTAGTTGAAGAAGGGCGAATTATTAGCAAAGACTATAGCGAACAATTTGGCATTAAACGTCCAAGACTTTATGATTGGAAGTTGGGTCATAATAACTGCGGTGGGTTTTGTATTAAAGCAGGGCTTGGTCATTACAAAGCGCTTTATGAAGCTAATCCTGAAAGATATAGAGAGTTTGAAAGTAAAGAACAAGAAGTCTACGACGTAATAGACGCAACATATCCGTTTTTAAAAAAGACGGAAAATAAAGTTTTACGCAGGCTAACACTTAAACAATATAGAGAAGAATTTTTAACGCAAGGTAAAGTGACAGCATTAGAAAGTCAAGAATACGGCGGATGTGGTTGTGCAATATGATTCTTTATGTTGATTTTGAAACAAGAAGCGAATGTGATTTGCCTAAGCACGGCGTTTACAATTACGCGCAAGATTTAACCACTGACGTGCTGTGTATGTGCTACGCCTTCGATGATGGCGAAGTGCAGACGTGGACGCCTGATATGCCGTTTCCTGACAACGTTCGCAACTTCACGGGTCAGATACGGGCGCATAACGCCGCGTTCGAGCGTTTAATATTCTGGTACGTTCTACAGATAGACTTTAAACTTGAACAGTTTTACTGCACCGCTGTGCAAGCACGAGCTAATTGCCTTCCGGGCAGTCTTGAGGATGTTGGTCGCGCTATCTCTAGCGAGATGCGCAAAGACCATCGTGGCAAGATGTTAGTTAAGCAGTGCTGCACTCCTCCTTTTAACACCAAATTGCTACCTGAGCTTATCGAGTATTGCCGTCAAGACGTGAGAACCATGCGAGCAGTGTCGCAGTCGCTACGTCAGTTGACAAATGACGAGCTTGCAGACTATCACGTCAACGAGCGCATTAACGACGCAGGTGTTCTCGTGGACGTTGACTTGTGTCGCGCCGCTATGCGTTACGCCAGTGTTGAGCTTGAGGAAATCCAATCTCGCGTCGTGGAGCTTACGGACGGTGCAATTAAGTCTGTTCGTTCACCGAAGATGCGTGAGTGGGTGCTTGAGCGTGTTGGTGAGTCTGCGCGAGCGCTAATGTGGAATGGTGAGAAGTATTCTATCGACAAAAGCGTTCGCGCTAATTTGCTATTGATGGACAACCCTGAGGAAATTCCACCGCACGTCGGCGAGGTTATTCAGTGCGCTGACGACTTGTGGGCGTCGTCTGTGGCGAAGTTTAGCCGTCTGCTTTCTCTTGCAGATTTTGAAGACCATCGTGTGCGTGGCGCGTTTGTGTTTAATGGTGGCAGTGCGACTGGTCGAGTGTCGTCCTATGGTGCGCAGGTGCATAACTTCACGCGTAAATGCGCTAAAGAACCTCAGCGAGTGCGTGATGATATGGTCGTTGGGCGTGACATTGTTCCGGTGCATGGTAAGCGTGTTACTGACGTTTTAAAGGGTATGCTTCGCCCTGCGCTGATGCCTGCTATTGGAAACGTGTTCGTGGTAGCAGATTGGGCAGGTATTGAAGCGCGTGTGACGCCTTGGGCGAGTTTGCAGCATGGTAGTGAGGATGTGCTTAACGTGTTTCGTAGCGGTGAGGACATTTACGTCCGTGCCGCTGCTGGTATCTTTAACCGTCCGATGGATATGATAACGCCTGACCAACGTCAGATTGGTAAGGTGGCTATTCTGTCGTGCGGTTATATGGGCGGTGCGGGTGCGTTTGGCGCTATGGGCAAAGCCTATGGCATCTCACTGCCTGAAGCTGAAGCTAAGCGTACCGTTGACGCGTGGCGTCGCAGTAACTCATGGGCGGTGCAGTATTGGGGTGAGCTTGAGCGAGCGTATATGTGCGCCATGCGCCATAAGGGTCGTGAGTTTACCGCTGGTCGCGTGACGTATCTGTTTGATGGTGTGAATTTGTGGTACGCCCTGCCGTCTGGTCGGGTGCTGTGTTATCCGTCGGCATATATTGAAGACGGGTCGGTATCTTACGCTAAGGCGGCGTGGAAACCCGCTGCTGATGCAGTCGAATGGCCGCGAGCTAGGCTATGGGCTGGACTCGCTTGTGAGAATATTACACAGGCGATTGCAAATGATTTACTTCGTGACGCATTAGCGCGAATCGGGCATACTGTCGTGCTTCATGTTCACGACGAGATTGTGCTGGAAGTGAAAAAAGAAGATGCGGCGACAGCCGCGCAAGACTTGGAAACCGTGATGTGTAGTGCCCCTGCGTGGGCAGAAGGATTACCCTTAGCGGTTGGTGTATCAACATTAGAGAGATATGGAAAATGAATTTTATTACTTACTTGGAACGTATCGCGCCTGAAGGCGAAAGCATACTTTTGGTCAAACAAATTGCTAAAGATAACGGTCAGTTTGCATGGCCTGCTTATCTTCCTTCTCGATACGACGGCAAGGGCGCGTGGTATGGCAATACCGCGTCTTTTATCACGTCACGCTTTAAAGATGGTAAACCGTCTGCGAGTGCGGGCAACTGCGAGTACGTCGCTTTTCTCGTGCTTGACGACATCGGCACCAAGAGTTTGCGTCCTCCTATCGAGCCGACATGGATAATGGAAACCTCACCGCAGAATTACCAGTGGGGGTACACGTTTGCTTTAGATGATATGCCCACTAAAGGTGAGTTTAGCGCCGCTATTAAAGCAATCGCTGACGCGGGCTATACTGACAGTGGCGCGATTAACCCCGTGCGTAATTTTCGCCTTCCTGCGTCAGTGAATTTGAAGCCTGACCGTGCGTCGTTCAAATCTATTCTCGTGGAGTTCCATCCTGAGCGTGAGTTTACGCTCGACCAAATCTGCTCGGCGCTTAACGTTCACCCGTCTGCGGCTGACACGGCAACAGTGCGTCCGATTGCTATTATCGACACAGGCAACGACGATGTGCTGGAGTGGCTATCCTCGCGTGGTGACGTGATGGAGTCCGCTAACGCCGAGGGGTGGGTTGGAGTAGTTTGCCCTAACCATGCTGAGCATACTGATGGTCAGTTGATGGGCAGATACCATCCGCTTAACCGCGCTTACTGTTGCTTTCATGGACATTGCTCGTTGTGGGACAGCCGTACTTACCTCGCGTGGGTGGCTGAGATGGGCGGCCCTAAACACTCACATGGTCTTCGTGAAGAAATATTGGCAGAGGTGATGCACGCAGCGATTGGCAAACTCGAGCCTACTGATATGTTCAGCACTGACGCGGCGGCTATCATTGCAGAAGTCGAGCAGAAGGAAATCGCGCGGCTTGAGAAGGCGGAGTGGTATCAACGCTTTGCTTACGTCATGTCAGACGATTCCTATTTCGATTTGCAAAACCGTCGTGAATTCTCACGTCAGACGTTCAACGCCGTGTTTCGTCATGTGTCGTGCAAAAGTATTCACTCTGACCGCAAGATAGAGGCCGCCATGAGCTTTGACGAGAATCGTCAGGTGATGGGCGCTAGAGTGCTGGCAGGTATCACCTTTGCTGCTGGTGACTCGGTGATTGCTATGCGTGACGGTGAATTGTATGGCAACCGATGGCGTGACGCCCGCCCAGATTCATCTCGTGGCGGAAATTTGGGTGGTGATATATCCTTATGGCTTGACCACTGTAAATCGCTTGTTCCTGACGAGCGTGAGCTGGAACACATTTGGAATTACATGGCATTCAAAGTGCAGAATCCACGCGTTAAGATTAACCACGCTATTCTTCACGCTGGTGGTCAAGGTATCGGTAAGGATACGATGTATGCGCCGTTCATTTACGCCGTGTGCGGCCCTCATTTGCGCAATTATTCGCTTATGTCTACTGATACCATTCAGTCCGCGTGGGGCTATCATTTAGAAGCAGAGATTATCATCATTAATGAGCTTAAAGAAGCCGACAGCGCCGCCCGTCGGATGCTAGCCAACAAACTTAAGCCTGTTATCGCCGCGCCACCTGAGATGCTGTCTGTTAACCGTAAAGGCCTTGCCCCATATAACCTTGTGAACCGTCTTGCCGTGCTTGCGTTCTCTAATGACCGTGTGCCGCTGTCGCTTGAAAGCGGCGACCGTCGTTGGTTTGCTACTTGGAGTACGGCGGAGCGTCTTACGCCGCAATCAGCTACCGCTATATGGAAATGGTTTAATGACGGCGGTGGTTATGACCTTATTGCCAACTGGTTGTTCTTGCGTGACGTGTCGGCGTTCAACCCTGCTGCGCCTGCGCCTATGACAGACTTTAAAATGTCACTTGTGCAGAATAGTCTGTCTGCGGTTGAGTCGTCGCTTCTTGACATGATTACGCTGCGTATGGGTGAGTTTGCATCCGGTGTGATTGCCTCTCCCTTTCAAGCCATTTGTGAACGCGCCGCTATGTCGTTTGGCAGTAAACAATTTCCACCTGCTGCTTTGTTTCATGCACTCGAAGAAGCTGGGTGGGCTGATAAGGGAATGTGCAATTCGCGCTCGTATAATACTAAGAAACACATTTTCTGCGCGCCTGAAAACGCGCACATGAGCAAGTCTGCGCTGCGTGATATGGCAGAGCAAAAACCTGTTGCAAAAGTTGTAGCGATTAAGTAGACTAGTTGCAACAATTCTCTCTAATTGTTAGTTCATGTGTACTTAAAGTGTTCCTCAATTATCGGCTCGGATAATTGGGGAATTTTTTTGGCATTTGGTTTCGTGGCAAAAATTTGCAAATCGTTTCGTGGCAAAAATTGAGCGTTCATTAGATTTGAAATCCTAAGCAGTCCCAGATTCGAAATTCCTATCCTTCATATATACGCGTTTCATCGCATTTATTTGTGATTTTACGCGCGCGCTTGTTATTGAATAAGGTGTTTTTATAGCCTTTATTGGCTTGTCATTAGCTGATTAAATGTTAGGTAATAGGCTAGTATTGCTTAACTATTTATTGCAATGTAACGGGCTTTATACGCCGTTAAATGGTAGGCAATAAAAAAGGCCCGTTAAGGCCTTGCAATTGTTTGATGCAATAAAAAAAGCGGCCTTTTGGCCGCTCTCTTGTTTAGCTTTCCAGTAATATCGCCAAAATGGCAAACTTTACCAGTATCAAAAATATTATTATCATTATTGCGCCTCACTAATTAAAAATTTATATCTAGACTTGTCTAGTTTGTATTCTTTAACGTTTGAATACCGCGCCGTTAAACGTAACCGCCCCTGAACGCAATATAATTGTTTAAATAGTGCAATGGCTTGATTGAAACTGGTAGCTTCAATTCTATAATTAAATATTTCGTCATCATTTATTAAGTATGTTTTCATAATCTCATTCCCATCACGATGCTAGTTTGAAACGTATCGCGATTAATTTGGATTAAACTTTCACGAAAACTTAACATAATATTTTCGTCTTTATAGCATTCAAGCGCGTTAAGTAAATAACCAACGTCAACGCCTTCACTTGTTTTTGTGCCACTTGAATTAATGAATGGCACGCTTGCAAGCGTATCACCATGATGATTAAAATCTAACGTTTTATCTGTAACAGTTAATATCACGCCTTGCAATTTGGGCGGTAAAAACGGCGTGACGTCTTTAATCGCTTGTATTAACGATTTTCTATTCACGTCAATATCACCCTTAATTGTCGTATTGAATACTTTTGAAAAATCAGGATAACGATGGTCGATTAAGCGCGTCTCAATAGTCCAGTCATCGCCAGTAAATTTAGCGTGGGTCTCTGATACTGTCATCAAACAAGATGTTTTAATTTTACTTAATATGATTAGCGCCTCGGTTGGAATTAACGCGTTAAAATCAGGACCTGACTCACCCATAGCAGTATTCATAATCAATTGATGGCCGTCACTGCCGACAATTTGCAGCTTATTATTTTCACGTTTGAAGTGCATACCTCTTAAGTAATACCGAATTTCTTTTGGGCCACCCGTCATCTTTAACCATTTAGCATTTATAAAGCCGTGCGGAATATGCTGAATACCGATAATTTTATTGTCATCTTTAACGCCTTGAAAAAACTCGCGATCAGATAACTGCAGCGCGTTACCTTTTACAGTTAGGTCCGCATCTATATCGGTTAACTTGAACGCTTTGATTTTAGTTAACTCTAAAACCGCGCTTTTATTGTGATGCTTGTATAATTCAACGTTTATCATTGAAGTGTTTACTTTTACGCAGTCACTTTCGAATTTTGCCACGTGATACCCTGCAGCGCGTTCTTTTAGCGCTTGCTTTACTATTTCAGCGAAAATTATATTTTTCATTTTGTAAGCCTTTTATTTTTATTAGGTGCAAAATTACACCGCATAACGCGCGACAATAGCCACGCGTTACACGCTGGAATCTTTACGCGGTCCACGCCTTGCAAGCGCGTCGACTTATATAATAAACGGCGCTGCTATCTGATAGCCGATATTCTTTTAACATAGCGCGCGCGTCTTTCATAGTGTCAAACGCGTCTACGGTTTCAAGATATCCAGCGCTTTTACGTTGAATGTAAATCATACCGCCACCTTTGACGCGTCAAAACAAAAGGAATATCCGCGCCCGTCGGCGCTGTCACCATATCGCATATTGTCTAAATTCCAATTTAAGTCATGTTTAGATACAAGCGCTTTAACGGCTTCAAAATGACACGCAACGCCGTCAAATTCATGCGGGAATGAAATAGTAACTTGAAAGCCTTTAAAGCTACCATGCGCCGCTGTATAGGCTTTAATTCTGTTACCACGTGAATTTGACGCGCTTATATATTTAGTATGTATAGCAATCATTTTATAGCCCCGCTTTCATATTTGCGCCGACGGTATCGACGCAAGCGAATACAATTTGATGATAACGTGTATCGCCACGACGATACGCGCGAGAAAATCTAAAGCCCGTCAATTTCATGACAGGTGCCAAAATATTGGTGCTTAACGTTCTAATGTAATTTTTCATGATGTCATTCTCTCTATTGTGGTTAGTGTAAGCAGTCATCAAAATGGATGACTTGCTAAACATTATAAAGCAATAAAATTTAAATGCAATACTTTTTGTTACAAAAGGCGATTTGTAGGTGGTGTGTAGGTGGTGTGTAGGCAGTTAAACGATAAGTAGACTGCCCACGCGCGAGCCCACGCCGTGCTTGACTTGGAGAGAGGTGTAGGTAGTGTAGGTAGTGTATTTATTATACAGAAAAAGTTATAATATATACCATAATAATAATAAGGTATATAATAATATATATAAAAGAGCGGCAGAAAAAAGACTGCCTACACTGCCCACAACCGCGCAACCCCACGCCAACACTGGGCGCAGGCGTAGTCAATGACCCTATTTTTAAATGCCTACATATGCCTACTTGATTGCCTACACTATCAGGGCATACAGCAGGGCATACAGCAGGGCATACAGCAGGGCATACAGCAGGGCATACAGCTTGAAAGCCTTATAAATCAATGGCATACAATAACGTCAAATAATTGACACTTAGCCTTGAATCCTC